GCTGGTTGGACAGATCACCGTAGGCTGGAAAGAGGAACCGCCGGATGTCGATGCGTATCGCGTCCTTTTGCAAATCGCAGCAACCATGTTGTCGAGGAGTAAACAGTAATGGATTGGCTCAAACAGATTGCACCTACCATCGCCACCGCGATGGGTGGCCCCTTGATGGGTATGGCTGTCTCCGCGGTATCCAAAGCGATTGGGGTGGAGCCTGACAAGGTTCAAGACCTCATCTCCAGCGGCAAGCTGACGTCCGAGCAGATCGCGCAGATCAAAATTGCTGAGATTGACCTCCAGAAGCAGGCCAATGAACTGGGGCTGAACTTTGAGGCTTTGGCCGTAGACGACCGCAAAAGCGCCCGCGATATGCAGGTGGCGACCCGTTCTTGGATTCCGCCTCTGCTGGCGGCGTCGGTGACGCTGGGCTTCTTCGGCATCCTAGCCATGATGCTGCTGGGCAAAGTGGACTCCAATAACCCCGCCATCCTGATGATGCTCGGCTCGCTTGGCACCGCCTGGACGGGCATCATTGCGTATTATTTTGGTTCTAGCGCCGGCTCTCAAGCCAAGACTGAAATGTTAGGAAAGAAATGAAAGAGAACTTCGACCAAGCTCTGGAAGCTATCCTTCACCACGAGGGCGGCTTTGTTAACCACCCCAAAGATCCTGGCGGCATGACCAACCTGGGCGTCACCAAGCGCGTCTGGGAAGAGTGGGTCGGCCACGAGGTGGACGAGAAGGCCATGCGCGCGCTGACGCCTGAGACCGTCGGCCCGATGTACAAGACCAAGTACTGGGACAAGATCAAAGGCGACGAGCTGCCCACTGGCGTGGATTACGCCGTCTTTGACGCCGCGATCAACAGCGGCCCAGGCCGAGCCGCCAAGTGGCTCCAGACGACCGTAGGCGCAGTTCCCGATGGCGCAATCGGCGCTGGCACGCTCGCCAAAGTGGCCGCAATGGACGCCGAGGAAATAGTCGAAAAGTACCAAGCCACGCGGCTGGCGTTCATGCAATCCCTGCCGACCTGGGATACGTTCGGCAAGGGCTGGGGTCGCCGTGTCACTGAAGTGAAAGATGCGGCGTTAAAAATGGTGTGATATGCCAAACAAACCCAACGCGCAGCAATCCAAGGAATTTGACGGGTTTATCCAGCACTGGCAGCGCGTCTTGAATCTCCAAGACTGGCGCATCGAGCGCGGCATCAAATCCGCTCGTGGTGCGATGGCCAGCGTTGAGTGCGACAGCCCTGCCCGCTTGGCCATTTACCGATTAGGTGATTTTGGAGCAGAGGCCATCACCGAATCCTCGCTGTCGCACACCGCGTTGCACGAGGTGCTACACATCTTCTTGTTTGAGCTGATCCAGGCCGCGCAAGACCCCAAGGCCACGCCAGAGCAGCTCGACAGCGCCGAGCACCGCGTGATCAATGTGCTGGAGCGCGTTTTAGGGGGCATAGATGGCCACAGTTCTGACTGACGACGAGTTTCTTGAACTGTGGAACCTCCACAAAAGCGCCGCGAAAATCGCAAAAATTACCGGCATCAACGAACGAAAAGTACATTCGCGCCGTCGCGCGCTTGAGCAGAAGTACAACCTCGTTCTTGTCGCTAACGATAAGCGGATGAATGCGTTTGGGAAAGAGGCAGAAAACCACGCAGCACGCTATCACCTGGGTATCGAAAATGGTACGGTGATCGTCTTCTCTGACGCGCACTTCTGGCCCGGCCTTCGCTCCACTGCCTTTAAGGGCCTTCTGTGGGCGATTAAAGAACTCAAGCCCAAAGCTGTGATCAATAACGGCGACGCCTTTGACGGCGCAGCCATCAGCCGCCACCCGCGTATCGGCTGGGACAGCAAGCCTAGCGTCGTGCAGGAGCTGCGGGCCTGCGAGATGTACTTGGGCGAGATCGACGATGAGGCCAAGCGGGCGTATAGCAAAGTTAAACTGGTCTGGACGCTCGGCAATCACGACGCTCGCTTTGAGAACCGTCTAGCCAACACCGTGCCCGAGTTCATGGCGGTTGGAGGGTTTACCCTTAAAGACCATTTTCCGGCCTGGATTCCGTGCTGGAGCTGCTGGCCGACCGAGGATGTCGTCGTTAAACACCGCATGAAGGGCGGCGTTCACGCCACGCATAACAACACCGTCAACGCCGGTAAGACCATCGTGACGGGTCACCTGCATTCGCTCAAAGTGACGCCATTCTCCGACTACAACGGCGAACGTTATGGCGTGGATACGGGCACGCTGGCTGAGACCAACGGCCCGCAGTTTGTGGATTACCTCGAGGACAATCCGACGAACTGGCGTTCCGGATTCGCCGTGCTCACATTCCATAATTCCCGGCTTCTTTGGCCGGAACTGGTGCACGCTATAGCACCAGGTGCTATACAGTTCCGTGGCCAGGTCATTGATGTGAGCAAGTTGTGAGTCCGTGGCTCATCATCCTCACAGGTGTGATCTACGGCTACATCGCTGTAGAGCAGGCGTTTAAGGGCAACCCAAGCATGACGATCGTCTATGCTGGGTATGCCTTTTCAAACGTGGGCCTGTACCTGCTGGCGCGCTGACTTCATGTGCTGAAGCGCTTGGTAGACCAGCCGCGCTTCGGTGATCGCTTCCAAGGCGTGCTCCATTGCATCATCAAGCCGACCCTCGATGGCGGCGTTGTGGAGGTCTTTAAGGGCCTTCTCGGCCATCATGCAGGGGTAGGAATAGTCGATCATGCGCGGGAGTAGTAGTGGAAGACTCGCACCTTGGTGCTGACGCCAGGGATGTGGCCGATGTCACGGCCTTCTTTGCGGGCGTTCTCGACGACCTCAGTCTGGCGCATGGATAGTAGCGCACCGTTTTCCTGAGCGAAGATCGACGGGCGAGGATCGTCCCGCCAGTGGAAGGGGCTATTGGGAGGGCATTTGCAGGTTCGTTTCATTTGTTTCTCCGGCTCTCGGGTCGAGGGCAGTTAGGTGGTGGGATAACGACGCACCAGACGGCGGTGGTGATGTTGCCGCGTTTGATCCAGCGGTCAATGTAGGCGTCAGGGAACTTGTTGAGCATCCGGTGGATGTGCGAGGTGTCGGTGTTAACGGCTTCGGCCAGTTGTTTAACGGTCATGCCGTCACCAGCGCGAAGTAGATCGCGCACTACCTGTATTTTTAGGCCCATAGCAAAAAAGCGATAACTACCATTACAGGGATGCCCCAGAACGTCATGTTCTCGCGCAGCTCAGGGTCTAGCGCCAGCGGGATCATCGCCAGCATGGAGACGAAGAGGATCAGGAGGGCGAAGACTAGGATCATGATTGCCCCCTTGCGCGGATGGCGGCGGCGTAAATGCCATGCAGCCTCTCAATTTCCTTCTCAGCGTCCTTGATGATGGAGCCATAGAAGTTGCTGACCTTCACTGCCGCCATACGGCGTGACAGTTCAATGTCGACCACCGGCTCCTGCCGCTCGGCCTGCTCAATGGCGAGGCGCAGGGCGTCCACCAGTATCTTCACGGTCTCTGGAGTGACCGGAACTATTGCGCCGGGCCGCGTGTACTCCAGCGCCTGCTTCATTGCGTCGAGGCTCACAGCAGCGCCTCCGGCATGTCATTCGGATAACTGTTGCTCTTAGGAAACGGCCAAACAGGTTTTCGCAACCGTTGCAGCTCCTCCTCCTGCTTCTGGAGCTTGGCATAGGCTTCCTTGGCGAACTTCACCAAGTTGTCGTGCTCCCACGACTCGAAGTATGGGCCGGTCATTTGGTTAGTTCCTCCTTCAACTCCTTGATGCGCTCGCGCAGTTTGTCCATCTCCCCGCTCCAGTAAGAGCGAGCAGTGCGCTCGCCAGCCACCCAGCCAGCCATTGCGCCTTGCGTTGCCGCCTTGCGAACTAAGCGCACAACGTCATCGGTGGAGAGCATCCCGATGGAGTTTTTCGGAGGTGCCATCTCTGCGACGATCTTGTCAATCTCGCCGTTGAGTTTGTCGTGCATTACAGCCACCCCCCGACGATTGCGATCAGCAGACCGAACAAGATCACGCCGCACAGGCCGGTGATGACCTTGTCGGCCACCGAGAACTCGGGCGGGCGCTCGTAGATGCCGCCTCGGGCGTAGGGGCCGAAGGCCTCCTCAAGAGTGCGGGCGTAGCGTTTGGTGGTTTGCATTATTTGGACTCCAAAAAATTCAAGGCTTCTTGGGCGGCGGCTTTTAGTTGACGCTTGCTGGAATTGGAAAAGCTGATGCCCATACACATCATTTCTTCTTGAACTTGCCATGCGCGAGTCATGTCAATGTTGAGAAGTTCTGCGATCAGTTTGGTGTAGGTGTTCATTGCGTCTGCTCCTGTTGTGTTGTCGATGGATGCATCTTCCCACAATTTCACACAATCGCAAGTAGGGACAAACCCTAATTTCACTTCTTGTCTTTTTCTTGCAACAGCCCCTGCTTGATGTAGTGCAGGATCTGAGCTGCTAGCGTCCTAGTGCTGGCCGATGCCTGCTGTCGAATCTGGGCTTCCACCTCCGCCGGGATTCGGACTGTCATGTAGCGATCTTTTGTCATGTTGTTCCTTGAAAGCGAGGATCTTTGTCTTGGCGTCCTCAGCACCTTTGCCCACTATACACCAGTATTTCACACCTTCTAGGTACGCGATCCAATCCTTCTGCTCGGCGCTCAGTGAGCCGCCCTTAACCCGCTTCATCTCAATCCACAGCCGCCACGCTGGGACGCACAGATCAGGCACCCCGCTACTCACCCCTTCAGCCTTCAATTTCGAGGCCGTAGAGAGGCTTCTAACGCCTCCGTTGGGGATTGCAAAGATCCTCACGCCCTTGAAGGTCTGGCGGAACCACTTCACCAGCTCGCGCTGCTCAAAATGCTCGCTCGGTACGGCATCAGTCAAAACGAAACCTCCTGCTGCCATTTGTCACACTCTCCCACGGAGGCGGCGAACTCCGGTGGGGGCTGCATCCAGAACTCAATGCACAGGCCATCAGTCCCGTAGTGCTCGCAGGTGTGGCAGCACCTGGGCGGGCCAGCCTTGATCCACTCCTTGTACATCGTCACAACTTCAGGCTCCGCGTGTCTCATCCCATGTCCTCCTTACGACTTTGAAAAATTTACCGTCCATCCGATATTCGATTGCGTTCGGATGTTTCGACTTGCCCATCTGGATGACGATGTAATCAAGCGCCTCTGCGCCCTTCAGGCGGCTAATCTCGGACAGATCTGACCCGCTCTTCTCGGCAATCGTCATCAGCTTTTGCAGCGCCATCTGCCCAGCGTATCCATCGTTTAGCACGGGGAAATACTCGGTGATCGGCTTGTCTGACAGGCTCCCGTAGTAGGTGCAAGCGAGCATCAGGTTGCCGCTGGCCTTGCTGATGTGCCTGCGCCAGCTCCAGCCCGTCACCTCAAAGTCTTTACCCTCCATCCCCATGATGTCGTCGTTGCGGAGCTTGAGCTTCTTCTCCTCTGGCTCGGGGAAGGGATGGCCACAGACAGGGCACTCCTTGGCCGAGATATGCACCAGTTCGCTACAGTTGTCGCAGACTTTGACAGGGGCTTCGCCGTCTCCGTCACCGCCCTTCTTGGGGGGCTGCACAGCTACGATCGGCCCGTGCATCTCCACCACGCCAGCGAAGTCAAGCACCAGACAGTGATCGGTGTGGCTCTTGACGCGC